TATTCACAAAGCTATCCACATAGTGTTGGATTATTTTATAGTGCAATGACACAAAGACTAGGACTACAAGCTAACAGAGATGAGTATCTAGTTGAACCTATGGGTAGAAATATTTCTACACAAGAAAACTTACAACTTGTTAATGATATGATAGAAACGTTTATACATGAGCCACTAGACGGATCAGTGCCAGGTGTTAAGTTTAAACATAACTTACACAAAGGTGCAAATTGGTATAAGCCTGAATTGTATACAAAAAATGATATGAGCCGACTAGCCAATGCTACTCAATTTGTTTTTGAGCTTATGGTTAAGTCAACTAGCAAATGGTGTTTACAAAACTTACCTAGTCACAACTTAATCTTAACGGGTGGTTGTGCTTTAAATAAGGTGGCTGTAGACGGTATTGAAAAGAAATGGAACTACATATACGTTCCTAAGAATCCAGGTGATCCAGGTAGTTGTGTTGGTGCTGTTTTGGCATTGAACAACAAACACATTGACTTTGATGAAAAAATATGGTATAATAAGGTATGAAGCAAAACACTGACTATGGAATAGAGATCCAAAAAACTTATTTGGAAATTATGTTAAGCGATGCACAAACATTTGTGCGTTGTCAAGGTATCTTTGATCCACAGAATTTTGATCGTAAACTACAACCAACAGCAGAGTTTATAAAGAACTTTGTTGAAGAACATAATACACTTCCTACAGAAAAGATTGTTAATAGTGCTTGTACGCAAACTAAACTAGAAGTTCCACAAGGACTTAATGATCAACATTATGATTGGTTGCTTACAGACTTTGAAACTTTTAGTAGACATAAAAGTTTAGAACGTGCTATATTAGAAAGTGCAGACTTACTTGAAAAGGGTGAGTATGGTCCAGTTGAAACTAAGATCAAAGAAGCAGTACAGATAGGTTTACAAAAAGACTTAGGTATAGATTACTTTGCAGATCCTAAAGGTAGACTTATGGGATTGAAAGATAACAATGGACAAGTAAGTACTGGTTGGGAGAGCTTAGATAAGAAACTGTTTGGTGGCTTTAACAAAGGTGAGCTAAACATTTTTGCAGGTGGTTCGGGTGCAGGTAAGAGTTTGTTCTTAGCAAACTTAGGTTGCAACTGGGCATTGAACGGAATGAACGTTGTATACTTAACACTAGAATTAAGTGAGAACTTGGTTGCTATGAGAGTTGATAGTATGATGACTGATATTCCAAGCAGAGAAATATTTAGAGATCTTGATACTGTTGAAATGAAAGTTAAGATGGCAGGCAAGAAAGCAGGATCGTTTCAGATCAAATATATGCCAAGTGGTAAGACAGCAAACGATATAAGAAGTTTTATAAAAGAATATGAAGTTAAGAACAATAGAAAGATTGATGTTATACTAGTTGATTACTTAGACTTGTTAATGCCAATGAGCAAGAAAGTAAGTCCAAGTGATTTATTTGTTAAGGATAAGTTTGTATCAGAAGAACTTAGAAACTTGGCAATGGAACTACAAATAATATTTGTTACTGCATCGCAGTTGAACAGAGCTAGTGTTGAAGAGATTGAATTTGATCATTCGCATATTGCAGGAGGCTTGAGTAAGATACAAACAGCAGATAACGTGATTGGTATCTTTACAAGTAGAGCTATGCGTGAACGTGGTAGGTATCAGATACAACTTATGAAGACTAGAAGTTCTAGTGGTGTTGGTGCAAAGATAGATTTAGAATTTGATATAGACTGTTTACGTATTACTGATCTAGCAGAAGATGAAGATAACAGTTATAGTCAAAGCACAACTTCAAGTGTTATGGCAGGACTTAAGAGAACTAGCAACGTAACACAAGATAAGGAACCTGACACTCCTAAAGAACCAACACAAGGAGAAATAGTTAAACCTATTAGAGCAGAAACAGATAGTACAAAGTTAAGAACATTCTTACAAAACTTAGGCAATGATGAGGACGAGTAATGAGCGGACAGAGGCGTTTTCTAAAAACGTGGGCTAGAACAGTTGGTATGCCAATAGGCATCAATGATGAAGATAAACCAGAGTTCCTACCGATATCAATGAAAGACGTAAAGAAGGCACTAGCGGCTAGAACGTTTTGGATTGTACTACACATACTAACGTGCTTAATGATTATATTAGGTAACGCAAAAGCAATAGGTTGGTGGTAATGAGAACACTATACATATTCGGAGATTCATTTACAGTAGATTATAAAACTGATTGGACCTGGACAAGACAGTTAGCAGATAAGCTACGAGTAGATGCTATGTTTAATGACAGCATCATCGGTTGTAGTAACGAATGGATAATGTCTAAAGTAAAAGAAAATCAAGATAAGATTACTAAAGATGACATTGTTGTAATTGTTCTTACTAGCCCATATAGATATTGGTTCTTCAAAGACAAGCCTGAACTTTCTAATTATAGAATAGGTAATTGGGATAACTTTGCTAAAAAGCATGAGAAAGGTCATGTTGAAGCAGTAAGAGGTTATGTGAATTACTTACAAAGAGACGAATTAGATTCATTTAGATTGGAACATCAAGTATCCTGGATCAAAGAACTTAAACGTAAGATAGGTTTTACTTTGTTACTGATACCTGGATTTACAGTTGACATTGATTACACAGACACTATTAAAGTGTATGGAGACATGACAGGTTCAGTTAGTAACGCAGAGTTTGTATCACAGAAAGATGATGAGCAATGGTATACTGATGGAATAGATACTCGCTATAATCATATGATAAAAGACAATCATGAAGTTATGGCAACCAAGTGTGTTAATAGTGTGCTAACAGGTAACACATTAGATCTAACAACTGGATTTAGTAGACACATACTTAAAGGTAATGAAAGACTTACACACAAACAGATTGGTCCCAAGTTAGTTGAGACCAGCAACAAACTTTATAAAGACGAACCAAAAAATTTATCACATTGGCTTGGCTACCCGAGGTAGGCTATGAACAAATATATATTTGATGTGGACGGAACACTAACTCCGAGTAGACAAACTATTAATGACGACTTCGCAGTTTTCTTTTCAGACTTCTGTGCAGAAAGAGATTGCTATCTTGTAACAGGTAGTGATAGAGAAAAAACTATCGAACAAGTAGGAGAAGAGATATACAGTCTTTGCAAACGTGTTTACAACTGTTCAGGCAGTGACGCATACGAAGGTAGTAAGAACGTTTATTCAGATCCTTGGACACTTCCTAAAGATACTAGACAATGGTTAGAACAAACACTTGACGACAGTCAATTTGGATTACGAACTGGATTGCATATTGAAGAACGATCAGGCATGGTAAACTTTAGTGTGGTCGGACGTAATGCTACAATGGGAGAAAGACAACTGTATGTTAGATGGGATAAGGAACAGTTGGAACGTGTAAGGATTGCTGAAAGGTTCAATAAGAAGTTTCCAGACTTGAAAGCAACTGTTGGAGGTGATACTGGCATAGACATAGCACCAAAAGGAAATGATAAAAGTCAGATACTCAGAGACTTCAGTCATAGAGATACATTATGGTTCTTTGGTGACGCAATGGATCCTAGTGGTAATGATTATTCACTTGCAGAATGTAAAGAAGTTACTTGGGCCATACCAGTAAGTGGTTGGCAAGAAACATATCAGAAACTAAAGGAGATAAGAAAAAATGATTGAAGAATGTATACCAAAATGGGCAGTAGGATTCGCCTTAACCAGTGTTGGAGTCTGGTTCTTAGTTAATTCATTTATAGCACTACATGACTACTATATTACGTTCATGATTGCGTCAATGTACTAGACGGAAAAGAACGTATTCGAGCAACCTCGACAACACACTATCAATCTGTGTGTTTCTTTTTATAATCGTCAATAGCGGCCTTAATGGCATCTTCTGCCAATACGGAACAATGTATCTTTACGGGTGGAAGAGCAAGTTCTTCTGCGATTGCTGTATTTTTAATTTCCCTTGCTTCGCCCAATGTTTTGCCTTTAACCCACTCAGTAACAAGAGAGCTACTAGCAATAGCAGAGCCACACCCGAATGTTTTGAAACACGCATCTTCAATTTTGTCGTCCTTGATTTTGATTTGTAGTTTCATGACGTCACCACAAGCGGGAGCTCCTACGAGTCCTGTGCCTACGCCTTCGTCATCTTTATCCATTGTACCAACATTACGAGGGTTTTCGTAATGGTCTAACACCTTATCACTATACGCCATAATCATCTCCTAGCCAGTGAACTGTTAACTGTATATATTTATTCCATCATCTTGAGAGTCTTCTTCCAATCGAAGTCAGGATCAGGACTATATGGTATCATCATTGAGCCCATACAGTTATCATCTTTACCAGTAACGATTGTTTCGTTGCTCTTACCTGCTCCTACATAAATGCATACAAGGTTGTCACCTATGTGACCCATGTACACTCTACGAGCAGTTGTCATCTTGACCTGTTCTCTTTCGCCACGTCTTATTTGTTGTTCGTACGTGTACGGCTTCGTGGCTCCATATATCTTTCCTTTGGCCCATACTTCTGATGGAGCCAATAAAGCAACAACCATAATGAGTCCAAGTACATTTATATAATTCCTTTTGTTGTCATTGCCCAAAATAACAAACCTCCTGCAAAGCCTACAAGTGCAAGAATCACAATACCTATCTGGATCATCTCTACAAAGTCTGCTCTCATCTGTGCTTGTTTATAAACTTCCTTTTCTCTACGGTCTCTTATCTTTCGACGCATCTCTTTAAGTTCGTCCCAAGTACCGTAGCCATAACGAAAGTTAAGCATGGCTTGTAATTCTTTTTCTTGTTCTATGATTTTCTTTTCGTGTAGTAATAGTTGTAGTGCTTCTTCTTCTACTGAACCTGCGTTGAAAAGTTTTTTAAACAACGGAGGCTTCTTGTGCATCTGTTGTCCTTTTCTAAAATCGGAAATTGCTGT